AGAATTGTCTCAGAGAGCAATACTTGATAATTTCGAAACTGAAAATGATCTTTTATACTCTGATGAATTTGATCCAAAGCTTAGAGTGCAAGTTAAAGAAAAAAGCTCAAAAAGATACAAATTTCAAGAGTTAGTGTTAGTGCTTGGTAGACGTTCAGGAAAATCATTCTTAGTGTCTGCTATGGCACTTTATGAGCTATATAGGCTAATTTCAATGGGCCATCCACAAGCAAGATATGGATTGATGGAATTTGATGAAATAGTTCTTTTAAATGTGGCTCGTAATGAAGAACAGGCAAAAAAAGCTATCTTCTCTAAAATCAAACAAACAGTTTTAGCTTCTCCATTCTTTCAGCCATATATTGGAAAAGATACTGAGCTTGAAATGAGATTCTATACTGAAAATGATGTTAAAGAAAATGAAAGAAGATCTGCAAGAAGCTTAAATCCTTTTGCAGGATCATTGGTTTTAAGATGTGGTTCAAGTAATGCTTCAGGTCTTGTTGGTCTTACTTGCTGGTGTATTATCATGGACGAAGTTGCAGCTATGGCAGGAGACAATCCTGACTCTGGTGTTGACTATGCTCTTTACGATGATCTAAAACCTTCTTTAGCTACATTTGGTAAAGATGGAAAAATGATGATGCTTTCCAACCCCAAAGGACCTCTTGGACTGCTTTATGATTTGCATGAAAATAGATTGGAAGACCCAGCAACTCTTGTTATGAGATTGCCAACTTGGTTAACTAATCCAAATATTGATAAAGCTTGGCTGGATGATCAAAAAAAGAAAAACCCAGTTGAATTTACAATGCAATATGGTGCAGAATTTGGAGCTGCATCTTCAGATCCAATGTTTGACCAAGATTCTATTAGAAGAATGTTTACATCTATGAGAATGGTACCAAGATTGGAATTTGCACAACCCCATGTTGATTATTATTGTCATTTAGACCCAGCAAGAACTTCAGATTATTATGCATTATCTATTGCGCACACCGAAGAAATGCATGGAACAATTGGACCTGATTTCAAGCCATTAAAAAGAGTAGTTGTTGATCACATTCATTTTTGGAATCCTCAAACAAAAAATCAACCAATTTCTGAAAGGGAAGTTGAAAATTATGTAATTGATTTACATAGAAGATTTAGATTTAAGCAAGTTAGCATTGATCAATGGAATTCGCAATCTTCTGTCATTACCCTTCAAAGTAGAGGAGTACCAATCATTGAAAGGCAATTCAACAAAGAATACAAAGAAAAAATTTACACAGAACTTACTCAACTTATAAGAGAAGATAGAATTGACATTTATGATCTTTCAAGTGGTGCTTATTTAGATGCGCATGACAACAAGCATAATTTAAATGAAGTAGAAGAAGCTAAAATTCAATTTTTATTTCTACAAAAGAAATGGAAAGGGAAAAGATATTATATAGAGGCTTTGTCTGGATATAAAGATGATATTTGTGATGCGGTGGCTGCAGTATGTTACGAAGCTTTAACAAACAGAATTATTACAAGATCTCCAAGAAATCGAATGGTGAGTTTCGGTGGCAGGTACAGATAGAGATAATTTTATAATAAACAAATATGTCTTCAAAGAATATTAAAACAGCACAATTTGGTGGAGTAGGTGGAGGCGGTAATGGATCTCCCTTCTCACCAGGAAAAAGCCCAATTGGATCAGGTGGAAAAAATCCAGGTGGTTATGAAGTTAATTCTGACTGGGATGAAAATTTAACACTTGAAAAAATGTTAGCCAAAACCCATGAAGACATGGATGTTTCTGACAGAAATATGGAATCACGGCTGACACCACAGCATAAGTTTTTTGAAGAAAATAAAGCTTACGTATTAACTCCTCAAGAAAGACTTAAAGAAAAGTTTAGAGCAGAACTACATGCTTACAAAAAATCTTTAGAAGAGCATGCTGATAGTTTGCATAAAAATTCTGTTAAGTATATTCAAGAACATTTTAAGCTTTCTGATGATGATTTGCAAACAATGGAACAAAGATTGCATAAAAGAAGACATTTTGATGATTCCAAAAAAAGACAATTTAAATATGAAGATCAAGTTCCAGATCAAATTAAACCAGAAAGATCCCATCCAGTACTTTCAGACACACAAATAAATCGTATTGCTACCATCGTCATGAGAGATAAATTGACTCAAGAAAATGATGAAGATGTAGAACAAAGAAATATTTTTGATATAAAGAGATTTGAATACGCTCCAATAGGAAGAACACCTATTCTTACTCATGGTGATGAACTTCAACAATATTTTGAAGATATGCTGCATGAGTACACACCTGAATCAAATGGCGCTATGGAAGTTGGAGATCTTGTAACAGATGAAACAAACCCTGATTATGAGCCAAATTTTCATCCAAGAAATGAAATAGCTAATGAATTTGATGATGATATGAAAGATATCAATGTGTTTCAAACCTTAGAAGATAATTTACACAATAAGAAAATGCCTGACAATCAATTTGACAGAAACAACATGTCATCTGATAAAGAAAAATATGGCAATGAAGACATGGGCGTTGAAACTGTTTATGAAGGTTCCGCTTGGTTTGGATCTCACACACCCGCATCTTTTGGATAATATGTAAAATAATCATATGAAATATGATTATTTAGTTATTGGCGCTGGCTTATTTGGATCTATTTTTGCACATGAAGCTAACAAATTAGGCAAAAGTGTATTAGTAATAGAAAAAAGAAATCATATTGGTGGAAATTGTTACACCAAAGAATATGAAGATTATCATATACACACATATGGTCCACATATTTTCCATACTTCTCAGAAATATATTTGGGATTATATAAATCAATTTACAGATTTCAATAATTATTCGCATAGAGTAAAGTCTAATTACCAAGGGAAATTCTACTCTATGCCTATTAACCTAATGACTTTACATCAAGTATGGCCTGAAGTTATTACCCCAGAAGATGCAAAAAAGAAAATAGAATCAGAAATTATCCCTTGTGAAAATCCAAAAAACTTAGAAGAACATATCCTAAGTATGGTTGGTCCCACTTTGTATCAATATTTTATTCATGGATATACAAAGAAACAATGGGGAACAGATCCCAAAAATCTTCCAGCTTCTATTATAAAAAGATTACCAATTAGATACAACTTTAATGATAGATGGTTTCATGACCATGATATTTATGAGGGTATTCCTGTTCAAGGATACACTCCTATTTTTTACAAGCTCTTAGATGGTATAGAAACATTCACTAATATTGATTATTTTGCTGATAGATCATATTGGGATTCAAAAGCTCATAAAGTTGTTTTTTCAGGACAAATTCAACAATATTTTGATTATATGTTTGGTGATTTACAATACAGAACATTAGAATTTCACAATTACGAAATACCTAATTCTGATTTTCAGGGATGTTCAATTGTTAATTATCCTGATCCTGAAACAAGATGGACAAGAATAACTCAACATAAACATTTTGCTAATTCAAAATCAACCAATGATTTCGTAACATATGAATATTCCAAAGACTATGACAAAAATAATTCAGATCATATTCCTTATTACCCTGTGAACACTACAATAAATAATGAAATTTATAGTAAGTACAAAGAATATTTGGAAACCAATCATTCAAATATTATTGTTGGAGGAAGATTAGGCAATTACAGATATTACGATATGGATATGACAATAGGTAACGCATTAGCCACAGTAAAGAAAGAATTTGCAGGAAAGTAATATCAGTAATACAAAAAACATATTATGTCTGTCTCTTCAATGAACCTAAAAACAAAAAGAAGACAAATATTTTAATGGAACCAAACAATGCCACAAAAAATATCATCAGAAATTAAAAATCTAATAAAAAAAGCAAAAATTTTAGATTCATTAGGGAAGTTCAAAGAGTCAGACAATATTTTTGTAAAGTTATCCCAATATTACGTAGAACAATCAGTCACCAAAGTACCATCTGTTCAATATTTTGAAATGGATGATATTGCTGATGAGTACGAAGAAAATGAAAAAAACTATCGTACCAAAAAACCTAATCTTAGAGTGCCAGAATATTTTGACTTAGGTGTTGGTGAAGATGAAGAAAACTTAGAAGGCAAACTCCATGGTCCTGATAGTGTTCCTGGTCCTGCATATATAGATCCAGGTAATCTCGCTTCAAGTCCATCTATGG